TATGCAAACAATAGTACGAGTAGGCTACGTTGTAGTCGCAGTAATTACCTTGATTGCCCTTCAAGGGTGTACGGGTATCGAAATGGGCGGGAAACTGTGGATAAGTCGGGTGGACGAGCGCCAAGAATCCCAGAAAACCCATAATATTCCGCTGAAATGCTACCTGTGGCAAGACTGTGGACAACCTGTGGACAACTTAAAGTAAGGAGGCACTATGAAATCAATTAAAGACCTATTATTCACGCCTACGGGTATCGCTGTCACTGTGCTTCACCTAGCTTTTTTTGTGGGGGTAGTGACCTGTGCCGTCGGCTTCCGTGTCTACGTGCTAGGGGATGATCCTGCGGCTGCTGTAAAAGCCACAGTCACCCGACGATGAGCCAGGAAGCAAGCAGCGGCTGGTTATGCGCTGCAATCGTCGTATTAGCGTGCTGCACGGCGTTACCTGAAACCCTAGTCTACCATCAGACCAGGCTGCTTCGTGCTCCTATAGAGCCTTCCAGAGGCTTAATAGAGGCTGAAGTGGACCGAGCGGCTAAAGCGTACCAACTTCACCCACGGCTGCTTCATGCGCTGGTTAAAGTGGAGTCTGGATATCGTCAACTAGCTGTCTCACCTGTTGGTGCACGTGGTCTAAGCCAGGTCATGCCAGCGAACCACCGACGCTGCGGGCTTAAAGATGCTGGAGAGTTGTTTGACCCAGTAAGTAACCTACGCTGTGGTGCGCTGATACTACGACAAGAAATAGACCGACTCGGCAACCTTAGAGACGCTCTTACGGTGTATAACTGTGGGCGTGTTCAATGCCAAGAAGGTAAACAATATGCACAAAAAGTAATTAATCTGTTTACAGTCAAGGGGTAATGCTGTAAACAATGAATACCTTTTGTAACTAGGAGGAACAAATGATCGTAAAAGCGATAAACAGAAAAACAGTGTCACTAGAACACAATGGCTATGCCTTTGATGTTGAAGTGAGAAGCGAAGACGGACGCATTCATTTCACGCCAGTGAAAGGGTGGGGCAACCTTGAACTACACACTCAACAACCTTCAGAAACACTTCTCGAAGCAATAGACGAGGCAGTCTACAACGCCAACCCTGAGTTTTGGATAGCAGAGGGTATATGAGCCAGACCATTGAGTGTATCGAGTGTGGCTACACACAACCACTAGACGAATACGACGCCAAAACACCATGCGTAGGCTGTAGGGCACTAGATGACTATCTGGAGAACTACGGGCAGCGCAGGGAGCAACAAAACCAACAAAGCTGGTACGAGTTTTGGCAACAATGTGAACAAATTAAAGGAAAACTATGAGTAAAGAACTGACAACGACTAACAATTCAATCGAAATGCTCCATGCTCTCCGCAACACAGTAGCGCCAGGACTCACTGAGCCTGAGTTTCTGTTGTTTGCTGAGATGTGCCGTGCGACAGGACTAAACCCAGCCACGAAAGAAATCTGGGCTATTAAAGCTGGCGGACGTTTACAGCTTATGACGGGAATCAACGGCTTTCTAAAGATTGCCAACAGTCATCCCGCCTTCGATGGTATGGAAGTGTCGCACGAGTGGGACGACAAAACGCTTGTTTCGTGTACTGTCAAAGTGCATCGCAAGGATCGCAAGTTCCCAGCCATAGCTACCGCATACATGGCTGAGTACGGTAAGCCAACGCCGATTTGGAAGCAGATGCCGTCAGTGATGCTTGCTAAGTGCGCCAAGAGCCTTGCTATCCGTGAGGCTTTTATACAAGAGCTTGGCGGTCTCTACACAGCAGAAGAGATGCCAGCATCGTTTGCCGCTCCTACACCTCAACCCCCTGAAGGTCACGAGGTAGTAGTGAGCACAAAAACAGGCGAGGTGCTTGGGTTTAAGAAAGAAGACGTAGAAGTAGAAGGATTAAAGCCAATAGACATAGCGGCTGAAATTAAGAGGCGCACACAGCCTACCTACTACGATGTAACCAAGCTTCCCGAAAAGCACAGGGAGACAGCGGAGCAGTACTTGCGAGAGTGTGAAGCAAGAGAGGTTAAGGAGCACGTCTGGCGAGCACCTATACGGCTAGAACGCATGACACAATGTATCGTGGAGGCTCCAAATGAGACTGAAGCATAAACAAGAGTTGTTAAAAGTAAGAACGGAGCAAGTTGTATATGGTAACAGAGCACTCACTAAAGAGACGAAAGAAGAAGAAACGGGACTGGAAGCGAGACGACGCCAAACACGTAAGAGACGGATGGAAGCGACACACTACCTATTACCGTATCGAATCGATCAACTATTTGCAGGAGATATCAACATCAACAGGTCAATTCCTTATGGACGTGATTGAAGATGTCATCAACTTTTACCGCAAAAAGCATGGATGAGATTCTTGCCGCACTCGACGCAGTTCTTGCTCAGTTTGATACAGACGAACACCTATCAGTGTTTGAACTAGGTCAAGCCGATGGTCTGCGTTGGGCAAAGCAAATAGTTGAGGAAATAAAAAACCCGCCAGACTCCGCTTAAGTGGTTTCTGGCGGGCGTAACTAGGAGGCATATATGAAATATGCTTATCAGCATCGTACCAGAGGAAGTCACCGAGTGTCCAGGGACATGGTGAAACTGGGAACAGTATTGGAAAACGTAACAAACAAACTAAGGAAAAGTATGAATAAGCCAGTAAAAGACTTTAAAGAAAAAGGCGTTAGCGTAGCAGTGTGGGAGACCCGCAATGGTGGTTACTCAATCAGCATCAGCAAGCGTTACAAGGACAAAGTATCAAACGAGTGGAAGGAGTCTAAATACTGGTTCAAAGAGGACCTGGGCAATCTTATTATTATGCTGCAAGGCGCTCTAGACTTTTGTGGTGGTGCTGAAGTGCATAAGGCTGAAGGTGTGCCAAGCGGTCAAGGTAAGCCAGGTAAGCCAGCGACATACGAACTATCACAAGATGAAATAGATGACCTGCCTTTCTAGTCATGCACACGCCAATACCAATAACACTATCCAACGTAGAAATGCTTAACGCTGCTACTGTAGGTGTCACTCGTAGGCTTGCTGCTGTTAAACGACAACGGCAACACACAAACGGCACACCAACAATAGACATGTGGGGCATGGACATCGAAGGCGCTGGTGCTGAACTGGTAGTGGCAAAGTGGCTGGGAAGATACTGGAACGCACTTGCTAATGATCCAAACACGCTAGAAGGCGATGTAGGACGTTATCAAGTGCGGCATACCAAGCGCATAGACGGCTCGTTAATCTTGCATGACAAGGACAATAGTGAGGCTTTGTTTGTGCTTGTAGTTGGTCAGTACCCTACATACGAGATTAGAGGTTGGATCAGTGGTAAGGACGGCAAGCAATCGCAGCACTGGCGAGCAGGAGAGCGACCAGCTTACTTTGTGCCGCAGTCTATTTTGCTAGACCCAACAGAACTTGAAATGAGTGTAAAGTGTAGAGAATTATGAAAACACCTGAAGAGTTGGCAGAGGAGTACGCAGATACTCAGCACTACGACGTGGATCAGGAATGGTCTGACAGTTACAGAGGCTTCCTCGCTGGCTACCAAGCCGCTGCACCTCAGTGGATTAGCGTTAAGGATCGGTTGCCGGAAGATAGCAGTTTTGTTGTTGTATGGTGTTGCAAACAGCTTCCATTAGAAGTGGGCAATATTCTTATGCTTGCAAAATTTGAGCGTCCAAATTGGAGGGATCAACCAACTTGGCTAGTTGTAAATGGATTTGATAGGCATTTGAAAGATGGCGAATATTATTCTTGCATAGTAACCCACTGGATGCCGCTACCTGCGCCGCCGAAGGAGGAGAAATGAATGCAGACATCCCCCCGCTTAAAGTCTGGATAGAAGCTAAAAACTTAAACGGCAAAGAAGGTTTCGAACATGGCTACGCATTTGCAATACAATCCTACAAAGCAAGAGCGCTCCAGTTTCATGTACTACTTGAATCAGGCGCTCATTTTCGTCACATCCCTCTGCATTGGCTTTGGCATGACACTGATGCTAGCGACCCTGCTGAATACTCTCTGGAACTTCTTCAGCTATGGGATTGTTTCAGTTACCGCCCCGTAGTCACCACCTTTGACATCCTGAAAGGCTATCAGTGTGACGCCGTTCTTAAAGACAAAACCAAAGTATCGGGCACTTACTGGTTTACGATTGACTGGCTACCTGATTCTGAGTCTGAGTCTGCTTTCCTGCTCCAACCGGATCAAAACAAATGTGCCCATGTCGTTTTGCTTGATAACGGACAAATTGCAGCTCTGCCTACCAATAGAATCGTTTTCAAAGACGCTTTCTTTATCGGAAATAATCCAACAGCGCCAACACGAGAATATGCTACACTCGACACAGCTTGGTCAGCAGAGGATTGTAACCGCTGGTCAGTAGCGGAAACTGAGGACACTTATTATTGAGTTGTAGCCCTGTTGCAGTTGGTTCATAATTGTCAAGACTAAGTTACAGGGGGCATTGTGGTAAACTCACGAGCCAAAGGCGCTAGAGCTGAACGTGAGCTAGCCAATCGCCTAAAAGAGTACGGCTATCAAGCACACCGCACACAGCAGTTTTGCGGTAAGGCTGGCAACTCAGACGTAGAGTGTCATGAGCTTAGTCAGTTCCATCTTGAGTGTAAGATGGTAGAAGCTCTAAACATAGACAAAGCCATGGACCAAGCAACTAGAGATTGCGGGGACCGAACACCAGTTGTAGTGCATCGAAAGAAACAGCGCCCCTGGCTAGTCACAATGTACTTAGAAGATTGGTTGAAACTGCAAGATGCAAGAAAAACAGAAGATAAACGAAACGGAACCGTTTGATCATAAAGCTACGCCAGAACAATTACTCTGGCTGGCTGTAATAGAGCGAGCTTTACTAGACTACGCTTGCCCTACCTCTGACTCACAGAAGTGCCATAACATCGGGCTAGACTGGTTCTTCTACGAGCTAAAATCCAAGCCGTATAACCTAGAGTATATCTGTGAGAACTTTCTCAACTTCCCAGCAGGTGCAGAGAAAGTAAGAAAGCGACTAGAACGATTGATTAACTCTGAGTTTCCAGAACAAGCAATCAACCGCTCACGCCGCTATAAAGGCTTTTATTAACGCTTCTTCTTCTTCTCAACAATCGACCAAGCCTGACTAACGCCGTAGACAACAGCGCCAGCAACTACAGGCTCAGCAGCCTTAACAAGACCAGCAGCATCATCTTCAGTCACGCCAATGGTAAGCAATCCACCAGCGGCTAAAGTGAGCAAGTGTCGGACAATGGATAAAAGTATTGGCATATAATCCCTCTGGTATACTCAAACAAACTACTATCGTACTTACAGTTTCTACTTCTTGGGTCTATGAACTTACCCCGTATGCAGTTCATCCACGGCTCCCAGTAGTAGGTTAGGTCACAGTGTCTATACTTCTCAACCCACTTCTTTACGTCGATTGTAGAGCCGTCTACGCCGTCTAAATCAACTATACAAGGGGCAGAGAGTCTAGAATCTGTTCCATGCTTCTCACAGGTGGTCCCAGGTAAACACGGTTGGCGGTAAGGATTATCCACAATGTTGCACCCAGGCAAAGCACTAGATACAAGAGCACCCATAACTCTTCTTGCTCGTCCATTTAGGTCACACTCCAAACACGGCGCTACATAACACGTCATCGGACCTACAGCCTTACTTAACCTTACCTTTAACCTATTAAGCACCCTCTTAAACCTGACAACTGACTGCCCTTTACCTCGTATAAACTCCCTGCTAGCTGACGCCGCTGTTTGCCCGTAGAGAATCTCATACTTCCCGCATCGCTTGTTTCTCATGCAAGGTGAATTGGCTATATGGACCCGTACTACCTTTGGTCTAGTGTCCTGTAATAGCCTGTCAGCGCACTTACAATCGCTACCGAAGGTATTCTCTAACCAACCCGCTACAATCGCTTCCTGGCCATAGTAGGACTTTATAACGGCATCACAGCTGAACTTAGGGTGACACAAAGCAAGATAACTAGGTGCCTGTGCCTGAGCACTACCAATAAACGCTAGTAATGCTATCAGCCACCTCATTTATCCAATGCTCGATCTAACTTCTTCTCTATTCGATCTAACCTATCCTTAACCGCTACTAACTCAATGTGAGTCACTTCTGCTTGCATCACTAACTCATACTTCTTCTGCTCAAGCTCTTTAAGTGAGTTCTTTACACTGCGGTAGTCCATGCCGACAATAGACACAACCACACCGATGATGGCTTTCACCATGAGGTCAAACCAATACTTCACCTGCAAAAAATCTTCGCTCATCAATGCACCCTCCCACCACCGTAAGCATCAATGACAATTAGTTCAGCTTCTAAACAACCTGATAGCTTGCCCATGAACTGCAAGAACGCAGACCGTGACGCTAATATCGCTGGCTCACCGTCCATCTTGCTAAACTGCATACCCAACAAGATACAGCCGTTAGTATCCTTATGCGTATTGCCAGCGTGAAACAAAATATGATCACGTTCAGGCACGTCCATCACCTGCCAAGTCTTTCCAAACTTAGGGCTATTCCTTGGCATAACTTTATACCGCCCCACAGGTATGCAACTAATCCTGCGCTCATTGTCACGCCAGGCATCTTCCAGCGTTACAAACTCAGGCATGTCGTTCACACACAACACGCCCAAGGTTGCACCGTTATGCTCTGATACTCTGACAAGCCTTAACTTCATGCTCCCTCAAGCTCCTCTACTCTAGCTTGTAAGGCTTCTACTTTGGCGTTTAGCTCTTGGATGGCTTTAATTAAACGAGCATCGTTTTTATTAAGATCGCTTAAAGTTAAATATCCTTCCGATTCACCAACTAAATCAGGATAAATCTCTTGAACCTCTTGAGCTATAAAACCAATTTGATGGCCGCTCCCATTTTTGTAATCAAACTCAACAGGCCTAAGATTAAGAACGTTGTTAAGTTGAGAAGGTAAATCGACAATGTTTTCTTTTGTTCGCGCATCTGACAACGTGCCAAAAGCTGCTTGACCCGCTCCATTTGCATTTATTTTACCAGAACCAGTGGACCAGTTGTTAATCGCAAAATAAATAAAGTTTTGACCCGTTCCAGTGTTGTTGTCTGCTTTGTTAATAGATAAGCCAGGAGTTCCCACATCTCCTGCAATTGGAGATTCAGTTCTTAATGGCACTTTTGAATTTGTATCAACTCGTATGGTAGTTCTTACGCCTGATATTGAGTTAATGCCAATACCAACATCGCCAGCACTATCAATCCTCATGCGCTCGATTGGAGCTGCTGCGCCATCCGGACTTGTATAAAACTCCAAGCGTGCCGGCATATCGTTTGTTGCGCCAGGAGTGCCATCAATTGCAGCAGCTATTAAAGCGCTTTGATTAAAAGTTGTTCCATTAGCTCCATAAAATCGGACTGCTCCTAAATATGTTCCATTTGTAACTAAAGTGTTTGAACCATTCGTAACATTATTAGACTTAAACAAATTGATTTCGGCGCATCTACCTGTGTCTGTATTATATGCAGTAATATTCATCCCTATTTGCGCAGGTGTTGTGCTGGTAGTAGCAATATCAAGGGAGTTTGCTGGAGCCGTAGTGTTTAATCCTATTTGCCCACTTGTATTTATCCGCACCCTTTCAGCACCATTAGTGCTCACCGCCCAAGTATCAGCAGCAGGGCCGAACACACCTGTATTAACATCACCACCAACGCAAAGAGCAGGAGCAGCAGCAGTACCAGCTCCAATGTTAGTAGGAATGTTATTGTTCAAATTAAGATTGCCCGTCATTGAGTTAGAGCCATCTTTGTTCAAGCACTGATTAATACCAGTAGCTAAATCATTGTCCTGAGTATCGTGACGAGCAGGTTCAATGCCAACGCCATTGTTGAAATCTGTTACCCACTCGTTAGCTCCGTTCGCTCTTGTAAATGTTCCACCAGCCCAAGCCATGACTCTCTCCTTATGCTTCTACTTCTTTATTCTTTAAGACTTTATTAACGTACAAACGTGTCTCCATCGGCACCTTAACTACCTGCATGATATTAGCCCAGGTGACACGCTTGCCTTCTGATTTAACCTTACGAATAGCCTTGTCTATGTTGTTCGGTCCCCAGTTATACGCAGCCAAAGCTAAATCTGTTTTGCCATACTTCTTGATCATTTGTTGCAAGTAACGACTGCCACCTTCTACGTTCTGCGTTGGATCAAACCTATCTTTAACGCCAAGCTCTTTAGCTGTAGCAGGCATAAGCTGCATCAAGCCACTAGCGCCCTTGTCACTTACCGCTTCAGGCTTACCAGCAGACTCAACTTGCATAACAGCCTTAACAAGCGCAGGTGGAGCGTATTGCTCGCCTACTGGTATGCTAACGTCTTGCTTACCTACTTTGACTGATTCAGGTTGTGGTGTTGCTTGAGCAGCAGAAGCACCTCGTAACGCCTCTAGCTCTCGCCTAGCAGCTTCTATTGTTGCGTCTATATCAGCAGGTGCTTCTGTTGGTGCTGCCATCTCAGCGGCTTCTACGCCTTCTGCGGCTATGGCTCCACGCTGTAATACTCCGCCAACATCAAGTCCAGCACCTCCTAATGCTTCAGCTAATGAAGCAGTGCCACGCAATCCACGACCTACAATGTTTTGTCCTGTAGGGGTAGATAATGCTCGCAAAGCTAACGCGCTAGCCACGCCGCCAGTGAGGCTACCAGTAGCAGCGCCAAGAATAGCTCCGCCAGCTAATCCAGCACCGCCAGTAGTGTTAAGCAATCTTTGCAGTGCACCTATATCGTAATCAGCACCAGATGCCTTAAAGTTTCGTGCAACTATTGGTTCGGCAATAATTAGCTTTTGCTTCTCTTTGTTTAGGTCTTTTACTTCTGGTGCGTACTTCTCAATGTGTCGTTTTACATCACCGTAAATGGTACGCCAAAAGCCAGGATCAGATTGCGGAGAGTTTTTCCAATTTTCACCAATAATCTTTTTCTGCTGGTTAAGATAAGCAAGGCTACCTTGCCCTTCTCGACGCAGCGCATCTTGAAACTCGATTACGTTATTAACGTACTTATCGACTTGATCGGCAGCTATGTTCTTAGAAATGTAATCAAGTGTTTTATTAAAGTCAGGTGGTGGTACAGGTCCAACTTTAGTTTCAGCAGCTTTTAGAGTTGCTTGTATTGCATCCTCTGTAGCGCCTTTAGCACCTTGCAGTTCAGCAAACATGGCGCCTGGATCAAGGCTAGTACCAAGCGTTTTGTTTTTAATTAAATCATCGACGCTTTCTTTTAGTTGTGTACTAAAGTCGCCCGAGACCGTTTCAATTACAGCGTTCTTAGCGTTTTTATAATCTGCTTTAGTTAGCCCTAAAGCCTTGCGCTGTAACCCAAGCCCAGCTTCTTCAAGTTTTGATGCAATAGCTCCAACTCCCTTACCAGACAAAGCAACAGCTGTAGGCGCAGCCAAAGCACCAACTAATCCAGCATATTCAGATTCCGGTGCAGCGTATTCAGCACCTTTCATGCCAAGATACGACGCCAACCCAGTACCAGCTTGAGCAGCAGCAGAAGCTTTGGATAATGGTGAAGGTGCTAAAAAGCTAATTAGTTCCTGGGTGCCAGTTTCAGGTTGCACACCAGTTGGTCCTACATACGGCGCTGCTTTTTCTGCTAGGGTAGAAACTAACTGAGATGCGCCAAACGTGGGAAGTGTTTCTGGCGATACGCCAGCTAGTTGTGCGCCTTTAATAACTGGGTACGAAAGGATGTCAGCAAGACCCGCACCAGCTCTGGCAACACCAACAGGAACATCAAACATAAGCTGTTGCTTAGCTTGCTCAACCTTCAATGGATTATAAAACGGTAAGGTCTCCATTACTTCAGCCGTTGTTGGCTGATTTAGTGCCGATTGCAAACTTGCGAACTCTGCTTCGAGTGCTGCTAACTCTTCGTCCATTACTTCTGCCTTTGTGCTAGTAATGTTTTCATTTCAGCAATTCCACGCCTTAATTCTTCCATGCGTTTTTCTTTAGCTAATTGTTCGCTAGGTGCATTTTGATTAGCCAACTGCTGACCAGTTTTTAACTTGTCTTTCAACCGAGCGGCTATTGAATCTGTTCCAGAAATCATTCCAAGCACAGGAACTTGTGGTCCTAAAATAGAATCCATTTGCTGTCTCAAATCAACATCACTTAATTGCGATGTTTGACCAGAAACACGAGCTAATGCCGCTAATGAACCTTTTAATTTACTAAACGCTAATTCCGCTGGGTCACCTGGTATGCTACTTCGTGTCTTAAACTCAGCAGCAGTCATGTTTAAGTTACGAAATGTTTCTTCTAAATCTCGTACAGTCTGAACAGCGTTGCGTTGTTGTTTGGCTCCTTCACTTGCACCTTGCGCTGCCTTTTTTTCTGCGGCATCAACTAAGGCTTGTGCTTGTTTATCTGCGGGTAGTTGTTTGATAGCTGCTGCTAAATCTGGATCTAATCCCGCCGTTTCTAGGCTAGGTGTAGCAACAGGCGCAAACATATCAGCATATTCAATTGGCATCCTACCAGCTGCAATACCAGCAGTAAGCGCTGCTTGCTTCAATTTATTTTTTTGTAACTGTTGTCCAAGGTCTCCAAGCTCAAAGTCTGCTGCTGTTTCTAATCCTAATAGTGTATCAGCTGCTTTAACCTTTCTAGCTTGCTCTTGTGTTGTCAGTGCCGTAGCCAAAGTAGAAAGCCTGGACTGCTGCATGGGGTCGTCTAGCCCACCAATAAAGTCAGTCCTAGCCTGTGGCGTAGTCATGCTCATCATCTGGTTCGCTAGAGTATTGGCTTGCAAAGTATCCTGAGCAGCTTGAGACCTAGCCTGGTAGCCCAATAATGACTGAAGCAATACTGAACCAAGGCTGATACCAATAGCCTGTCCTGTTGAGCCGTAGGGGTTAATAAGCTGTGGTGTAGCTTGAGCCAATGCTTGTTGGCCAATACCATAACCAGTTTGTGCTGGTGAAAAGTTAAGGC